CCGAGGCATGGATCAATCTTGGGGATGCGCTGCGGGCGGCGGGGAAGCTGGAGCTAAGCGCGATCTGTCATCGCAAGGCGCTGGCGCTGGACCCGAGCGCTGCGCAGCATTTGCGTTATGGCAATGCGCTCGCGGTGTTACTGCAGTTCGAGGAGGCTGAGGTCCATTATCGGAAGGCGATCATGCTCGATCGCAGGCTGACCAAGGCATGGTATGGCCTCGCCTATATGCGGATGGCGGAGGGGCGCAGTGACGAGGCGCGCGACTTCATCGAACGGGCGCTCGAACTGGAGCCCGACATCATCGACATGAAATATCTGTCGGCGACGCTGGCGCTTTCGGTTGGCGATTGGGAGAAGGGCTTCTCGGACAATTACGAGGTGCGGGCTGCGCTGCAGCTGCGGGACCGGCCGGACGGCAAGGCAGGCGAGATGCCGACGATGCCACTGTGGCAGGGTGACGAGGATCTTGCAGGCAAGTCGTTGTACCTCTACAGCGAGCAGGGCTTCGGCGATATCGTCCTGTTCATGCGCTTCGTCGAGCTATTGCCGCCCTGCCATCTGCATATGATGGTGCCGAGGGAGATGCGGCGGCTGCTGGAACGAAACATCAAGCTTCCGGTGGTATTCAACAATGCCGGGACCGAGATCCCGGTGACAGACTTCTGCCTGCCGCTGGCCTCGATCCCGAACCGAGTGCTGCGGCGCGGTGGGGCGATCACGATCGAGGGCAAGCCGTACATCTTCGCCAAGCCAGCCGATATTGTGAGGCCCAAGCATATCCGCAAGACGGTGGGTGTGGTCTGGTCCGGTGATCCGAAGCACAGCAACGACAGGTATCGATCATCGACGCCGGAGGACTTCGTTGCGGCATTGGCGCGGCCGGGTATTGAACTTTACTCGCTTCAGGTCAGCAACCAGCAGGTTGATAGCAGTCTGGTTGGCGAGATGGGGCTGATGCAGTGGCTGCCCATCAACGATTGGCATGACACGGCCTCGCTAGTCGAAGCGCTGGACGTTGTGGTCTGCGTCGATACTGGCGTAGCCAATTTATGTGGTGCGATGGGCAAGGCGTGCCACGTCATCCTGCCCTATGGTGGCGTTGACTGGAGGTGGATGCACCACTGCAATAGGTCGCCGTGGTTTGACTCGGTGGTGCTGCATCGTCAGCTCAAGGGGCAGAGTTGGCGCGAGGTTCTGGAAAGCATTGAGCTATGATTATCACGGCCTACGGTGTCACTGGAACGGTTGCAGCCACGATCGGCGCGACCTCGCCTGACGGCACCGTGTGGACGGCACGTACTTTCCCAGTAACTGCGCCCGCGGGAGGGTTCACCGCATGGACTGACTTTGTCTGGAATGGCAGCGTCGTTGTTGGGCTGTCCGGCTGCAACGTTTACGAGGGGTCTGGCAACAACCCGTCACTGTGTGCGTCATCGCCCGATGGCACGACGTGGACCATCCGCACATTGCCTTCGGCACAGGGCTGGACATCGCTCGCTTGGAGCAGCCCCAAGTCGTTGTTTTGCGCTATCTCCGGTGGTAACTCTGGGACCAGCACCGCTGCGGCGACATCGGCTGATGGTACGACGTGGACTGCGCGTGTGTTGCCGGTTGCTGCGAACTGGGAGGATCTATGCTGGGGCAACACGGTTTTTGTCGCCGTTGCCGGGTCGTTCACCACCTCGAATATTGCAGCCTCGTCGCTTGATGGGACGACTTGGACTCGCCGCACGATGCCGTACAGTATTGGCTGGATGGCTGTCGCATACGGGGGTAGTCCGACGCCCCTGTTTGTCGCGGTGGCTGGTGGGATCAATAATTCATATTCGCTTTACGCCACGTCGCCGGATGGCACGACGTGGACCGGGCGCACCTTTCCCATCGCTGCCCGCTTTTATGGAGACATCGTGTGGAACGGGTCTCTGTTTGTTGTCACATCTATACAAAATGTCTCCGGTGCCAGTACGCTTATCTCGACATCGCCGGACGGCACCACATGGACGCAGCGCACGTTGCCGCTGGACATCTGGTGCAATTGCGTCACGTGGGACCCGAACTTGAACCTGTTTTTTGCCACTGGACAGGGCAGTAATGCTGGTGCCGGTGGAACAGGTAGCATTGGTGTCATTTCGCCTGACGGGACGACGTGGACTGCAGTGACGTTGCCATCGAACCAGAGATGGAATTCGTGCGGTTATTTGGGCTCGGCGGCTGCGGCGCCGAAGAAGGGTGCAACCTTGCAGATGATGGGAGTTGGATGATGTCTAATCCGATGAGTTTCATGAGTCTGTATGTCTCGAAGATCCAAAGCTTGATTGCGCAGATGGAAGATTTGCGAGCCACTAACTCAATGCTAGATGCAGATAGCACACTGGTGGATCGGTATTTTGCTGAGCCGGGAGCCCGAAGTGATATTGTAGCAGCGGATGTTCACGCGGCTCATGACGCGTTAGTTCAAGTGATCTTCGCCTATGATGGCGGGAATCCGACGCAGAAATCTGCGCTGTTTAGGATGTTGCCGTAATTTGGGGATATTATCGTGGCGATAAAGGACCCAAATACAGCCAAGGTCTCAGTCGATGATCTGGTACAACTCTGCGCCATTGATGAGAATCTATTCTGTACGACCTTTTTTCCTAAAGCGGCGCGGCAGCCCCCCGCGCCCTTCCATGCGGATATCTGGAGGCACCTAAATGATCCAAGTAAGCGGTATCTTAATCTTATTTGTTTTCGCGACAGTGCCAAGACCACTATTCTTCGTATGTTTACTGGGAAGCGGGTCGCATACAACATTAGCAAAACTATCCTCTATATTGGGGCAAGCGAGGCGCATGCCGCTCGCTCCATTCGGTGGATTCGGAACCGTATTGAGCCAAAGATGGGACAGGATGGGAAGGAGCGTCCTGAATTTTTCGCCCAGACCTTCGGTCTCCGGCCCGGCGCGAAATGGACGGATACTGAGCTTGAGATTTTCCACGGAATTGATACTACGCCAATTTGGATTTTGGGGGCCGGTATTACCGGGAACGTACGTGGGATCAATTTTGACGACTACCGGCCCGACCTTATCGTCTTGGACGACATCCTTACCGATGAGAATGGGGCTACACTGGAACAGAGAGAGAAAGTCACCGATCTGGTTATGGGCGCGCTTAAGGGATCTCTGGCCCCCGCGACCGAGGCGACGCAAGCCAAACTCGTTATGCTTAATACCCCCCAAGCGGTCGACGATGTTGTCCACATTGCGGAAAGAGATCTTGAATTCACAACGGTCCGGTATTCGTGCTGGACGCCCGAGACTCAAGGCCTGGACGTTAGTCAGCAGATCAGCAGTTGGGAATCGCGGCATCCTACCGATACTAGACGCGCTGAGAAGCGAGCGGCAATCTCACTTAATCGGTTATCTATATTCAGTAAAGAGAAGGAAGTCCGGGTCATCAGTAAGGAGACCGCGTTCTTCCGGGAAGATTGGTTGCGATTCTATGATGAGGCGCCCGATCAGGGGGCCACCGTCCTCGCGATCGATCCGGCCCCTCCGCCGGTCAAGCGCCTAGAGCTTCGGCAGATTATGAAGAAGGACTACCAGGTTATCGGAGCTATGCGAAAGTTTGGTGGGAACTATTACCTATTAGACTATGCGGCCCTTCAAGCGGCGCCCCCCGAATGGCTGATAACCAAGTTCTTCGAAATGCGCTATATGTGGAGGCCTTACAAGTGCGTCGTAGAATCCGTGGCTTACCAGGCAACGCTAAAATGGATTCTCGAGCAGGAGATGACAAAGAGGGGCCAGTGGACCACGATCGAACCGTTCAACGATATCAAGAGCAAGGAGATCCGAATCCAGAGCGCGCTTCATGGCATCGCATCAAATGGAAGACTGTTCGTGAAGCGGTCTATGACGGGATTTATCGAGCAATGGTCAAAATATCCGGCGGTGGAGTTTGATGATGTGCTTGACTTTGCAGCTATGGCCGCTATTGGTCTTGGCAATGCTTATTTGGAGAATGAGCGCAACGACGACAATGTAATCAAGATGAGGTTGAGGAGGACGGCCCCTTGAATGATCTACCAATCCCTATCCTTCTGATCGATAACATAGGAGATACCATGATGGCAGACGATGGTGACTACAATGCAAATGCCTATTGGAAGAGGAAGCAGAGCGTGAAAAAGAATCGCGTAGCGTGTGAGGGTTCCGAAGCGGGAACCGATCGGGATGCGGAGCAGGCCGCTTCGAATTGGAAGGGGGAATCTGGCAAGCTAGACCGCGGTGAGTCCTTGTGGGACGATAGTCTGTGGAAGGATAAAGAGCAGGATGGCCGGAGCTGAAAAAACTATTGGCGATCTAATTGCTGAGGACGATCCTTGGAATCCCAAGAATCGCCCGGGGCCAGTGGCGGCGGGCCCTCCGTCCTCCCCGGTGTGGGACCCGCCGTCCAGCGCAGATCGTGCCGCCTATGCGCAGCAGTTGTCTGCGGGTCGGGTGGGAGATGCGTTCAGGGATTTGCGAGTTCAAGATGAACGGGGGGACCCTGGCTTCTTACCCGATAGAGGGATCTGGTCTTCTATTGGAGTAGCAAATGTTCCTCGCAGCGATAAGTATCAAGTCCCGCTCGATCCGATCCTTGCGAATCACCAGTTTGATTTTAGTGGGGTTCGAGGAGAGCAGGTTGGCGATTGGCTAAATCCTCTTTCTGTTGCGCTGGGGATTAGGGATATAAAGAATACCTATTTAGCCGATGCTTGGGCGGCGCAATTGGACAAGATGCGTGAGATGAATGAAGCGGTCCGCCGCAGGCAGTCGGAAGCAGGGAAGAAGTAAATGGTCACCCGAACCTTTAGTCGAGATATTGAAAATTTCCTTCTTCAGCGCCTTGAGGCGCGGGTCAAGTATTCGATGCAAAAAAGGGCGGACCGCATTAAATGGTGGGAGCAAGCGGAGGATAAAGCCCTCGCCTACCTGCACGAGAGTGATGAGGATGCGATCCGCAGAAGTGCGCGGGAGCAGAAGGGCACCCAATCATATACGACCCTGCAGATACCCTATACGTATGCTACATTAATGACCGCCCATACATATATGACCAGCGTCTTTTTCTCCAGATCACCAGTACACCAGTTTGCCGGGCGCCACGGCGAAACTGAACAACAGGTGAGTGCGCTTGAGGCCCTAGTCTCCTATCAGGTCGAGTCCGGATATCATCTCGTCCCGTACTATATCTGGCTCTACGACGCCGGTAAGTATGGTTGTGGAATCCTTGGCAACTATTGGGCAGAGGAGCAAACACAATACAGTAGCGTTAACCAGATGTCACTAGTCGGTATTGATGGCCAGCCGATTCCGGGATCAGAGAAAAAGATCCAACAAACCTTTAAATCGGCAGGGTATACCGGCTCTCGGGTCTATAATATCAGTCCGTTCGATTTCGGCCATGATCCGCACTATCCCCTCTACCGATTCCAGGAGGGCGAATACGCTTATGTGCGAAAAACGATCGGATGGAACGAACTCAAAAAAAGACAATATGCAGGATACTACACCAAGGATGGGATTGCTAGACTCCCGGCCCGTCCGCCGCATACTGCGCAGGTCCAAGAGGGTAGCAGTGCTTTACTTCGCCCTGATCGGGTCTACCAGCAAACAATGGGTGCTGCCAATGATGATCTTAAGCATCCTACTAGCATTGACATTTTTGAGGTGTATGTTGATCTGATTCAGAGCGAATGGAAAGTGGGGGATAGCACCTTCCCCGAGAAGTGGGTCTTTACAATCAGCTCCGACTATGGAGTGCTACTCGGAGCGGAACCGTTGGGGAACGCACATGGAAAATTCCCATTCTCTGTCATCGAAACCGAAATCGAAGGCTACGGATTGTACAGTCGAGGAATTCCTGAAATTATTGATCCTATTCAACGAACAATGGACTGGCTTATCAACTCACACTTCTACAACGTTAGAGCGTCACTTAATAATCAGTTCGTCATCGACCCAAGCAAAATTGTCATCGATGACACCGAAGATGGCGGACCTGGCTTCATTTATCGTCTCCGACCCGAAGCATATGGAACAGATATTACGAAGTTCTTCTATCAAATCCCGGTCACAGATATTACGCGCGCTCATATGTCTGACCTGGAATCTATGCAAACCATCGGAGAAAGAATCACCGGGATTAATGAGCAAATGTTCGGAGGAATATCAAAATCTCGTACAACGGCGACCGAGGTTAGGACAAGTACGGGATTCGGGGTCAACCGCCTGAAGACGGTGACCGAATATATTAGTGCGATGGGGATCAGCACCCTCGCGTCCCGGATGGTTTTGGATAGCCAGCAATTCTATGATCAAGAAAAGAAGTTCAAAATTGTGGGTGACCTGGCCCAAATGGCCGGTCCCGCCTTTATGCAGGTTGATCCGGAGTCCATATCCGGGGACTACGACTTCGTGCCCGTGGATGGCACCCTTCCGATCGATCGCATGGCTATGGCGACGCTTTGGCAGAACATCATGGGTCAAATGAGAAACTTCCCCCAATTGATGATACAGTTCGATATCGGAAAGGTGTTCACCCATGTGGCGCAGCTTGGTGGAATACGTAACATCAATCAGTTCAAAATTCAGGTGGTCCCCGATGCAATGCTTGCGGCGCAGATGCAGGCGGGAAACGTAATTCCTATGAGGCAGCAAACAGCTACCGCTCCTGGCATGTCATTTAATAGCAATGTTGCTCAGATGCCAAGCGCAGGAGGGGATTTAGCGGGAGAGAATAGTGAGTCTGGAGCAGCCAGCGAAATCGGAGCACCGGGGGCGCGATCTTACCCGTGATGAGCGGGCAGAACTGCAAACCGCCCGAGTGATCCGCCGGATGATGAACACAGATGGGTGGAAGGTCTACAAAACCATCTTGGAAACCCATCTTCAAGGTAAGCGGAATGAATATGAGGCCCCCGTTGAAGCGGGGCCCCATAGCGGAGATGGGATTGCACAATTATTGAGGTCTGAGTCCGCAAAAGGGGCCATCATGGGATTACGCTTGGCATTATCAATCCCCGATGGTATAATCGCAAATGAAAAAATCCTTCGTGGACAGCTCGGCCTAGCTTTAGAGGAGGATGAAGAATGAATTGGCTGTTCGGTCCCCAAACCCTGTTTGATGATAATGCTACAGGAGGCGCGCCCGCACCCTCTTCCGCGCCAGCGGCGCCAGCGGCGCCCGCTGCAGGCGGGGATGGGGCGCCTGTTAGTCCGATTCCTGATTCCCCGCCAGATCCAACCCCATCCCATGACAGCTTTGCTGGGATGGAGGATAATGATTTCGATCTTGTAGAGCTTCCGACCGATGCTGACTTAACGGGTGACGAGCCCGGTAAGCAGCCGACGTCGGCACCCCCGGCTTCGCCGCCGGTTCAGCAGTCTGCCACCACCGCTCCGGCGGTGCCGCAGGAAGCTAAACCTCCGGCGCCGCCGCCTGCGGATAACGTGCCTGCTACTCCACGGTCTCCGCTTGAACAGGCAATCGAGGGCTTTAGGACCAATCACAACGAGTTGTCGAAGTGGGCCTCTAGCAACCTGTTTGCGCTGACGGAAGAAGAGAGCAACGGACTAGAAACCAACGCCGTGGCGACCATACCACTCCTAATGGGAAGGGTATATAGTCAAGCACTTCAAGCTACCGTAAATTTGATGAAGAACTTCGTCCCCCAAATGATTAATGAGGGGGTCGTAGCTACCAACGCCCGATCTGCTAAGGCTTCTGAGGCGCTGCAAGAGTTTTATGCAGCAAATAGTCATCTGAATCCACAGCAGCATGGGGCATTAGTCGATAAGTGGGCCCGCGCTTTTCGGGCCGCGAATCCTCAAGCATCGCGAAGCGATGCCATCAAATTTGTCGGTAATGCGGTCAGTGCTGAGCTTGGAGTTGCTGCACATGTAAATGGCGGTCCCGCGAAGCGGGCCGCGCCTTTCGCGCCTGCTCGTCCCGGCACGAGGGCTCCTCAAGCATCCCCCCATCATGATCCATATGAGGGGATGGATATGGAGTACGATCAGGAATAAAGGAGCCACACTATGAGTGGCGTTGCAGGCCTCCGCGGAACGGGCGATTGGGGCACCTCAGAGCGTCCAACCAATTTTAGGGAGAGAATTCTCTTCATTTCTCCGAATGGAAATGCGCCCATCTTTGCTCTTACCAGCAAAGCGGGCAAATATAGCGTAAACGATCCTCAGTTCTCATGGTGGGCAGAGTCGCAGAATCTGGTCCGCCTGGTGGTTAATGGTGCGCTTGGCACGACTGATACCACCATTACCGTGAATGGAGTTGATCCTACTGCGGGAGCGCTCAATAATCTCTATGGAGCGTGTACCAATTTGAAGTCGGGAGATGTCCTCCTTGTCGAGCCGTCAGCGGATGCGCAGACGTATACGAATGAGATGCTGATGGTCGACACGGTTATTAGTGATACCCAAATGACCGTCCGTCGAGGTCAAGGTGGTAGCACCGCCGCCTCGATTAGCAACGGCGCTGGCCTCACCTTGGTTGGCTCGGCCTTCTCCGAAGGCACGTCTGCCCCGCGGGCGGTGGCAAGGAATCCTGTGAAGTTCCAGAATTATATTCAGATCTTCAAGGATACTTATGAATTAACTGGCACGGCAGCTGAGACGTTTGCCCGTACTGGGAATGCGTGGAGCAACGATAAGAAGCGCAAAATGTTCGACCATGCTCGCGCGATTGAGATGTCGTTCCTCTTTAATGCGGCCCCGGTAGAGCTGACCGGCGATAATGGTAAGCCCCTCCGCTTCATGGGTGGGTTCAGGTCCTTCATCCCCACGGCAAACACCACTATCTTTACTTCCGGTGCAGGAGCCACGACCGCGGCAAACTTTGCTGATGCCCTCACTCCTGCATTCCTGTTCGACATGGGCGGCGGAGATACCCGCATCGGGTTCTGCGGGAACAAAGCCCGTGTGGAGCTGGGCAAGGTGATCCAGGCAGCCACTGGTATTAAGATCGAGCTCGGTAATCCAGTTAAGCTGTTTGGTATCGACTTTCAGGAATTTATCCTCCCGATGGGTAGGTTGCTCCTGAAATCCCATCCCTTGCTCAGCCAGCACCCCCTCTATCAGAGGTCCTTGTTTGTGCTGGATTTTAGTGCAATCAAGTATACGACGATGAAGGGGCGGCCGGACGCCAAGATCAAGGATGATGTGCAGCTCCCCGACGAAGACGTTCGCCGTGGATACATTCAAACCGATTGCAGCCTGCTGGTCGACGGAGGCGGACTCTCGTGCGCCTACCTGGGCGGCATCACTGCGACCTGAAAGGAGGCAACAATGCAAGGCGAGTCGATTGAATCATGCAAAATCAGGAAATCCCTTTGGGATGGTCCGTTTGCAATGAGCAGTTCGTTCCTCACGCTCTCTGGGGCTTATACGGTTCCCGGAGGTGCGGGGGGCCAGAGCCCTCCCTACTGCATGGTGTTTAGTCTGGGGGCGGCGCAGAACGTGACGATGTACATGCCCAGTCCTGCCAATCTGATGTGGTGTCATGAGATTGTGAATGCCTCTACTGCCGCTAACAGCATTACGCTGAAGGGGGCAAACACGGGCAATCCGACTATCGGCACCATTGCCCAAGGCAAACGAGGGGAGGTGGTCTGGAATCTTTATGCCTCCACTCCCGAGTGGATCTGTCTGCTTAGCGCATAGGAGAACTAAATGACTACAGGAAAACAAGTTCACGGCGTTACCCTTGTTGGTGTTACCGCCGATAAGTCTATGACCATCCACTGCGTGGGGAATCTGACTATCCATCCTGACCCGGTGGATTCGGTCCCCGTTCCCCCGGACATGCCTCCGCCAACGGTGGATAATAGTCTCCCGACCCCTCCGCCTGGCTCTCCGCCGGACAATAGTGTTCCGGAGGGTGGAACCCCCACTCCGCAGGGTAGAAGGTAGGCTGGCTTGGGGACATTATCAGGGTGATTTTGTCCCCATCCCTTAGTGGGAGGTAAGCGATGGCATTTACTAAAGGTAAGCCGAAAGGGAAATCTTCGGGCTCAAAAGATAAAAAGGGCCCGCCGAGCAAGAAAGGGCCGCCCCTTGGCGGCCCTGGTGGAATGGAAGGAGGACCCCCACCGGAGCTTCTGGCTGCCCTCGGAGCACCCTCGGGGGGCGGCCTCGGAGCAGGCGGTCCAGCCTCCGCCCCGATGGGCGGTCCTCCACCCATGAAAAAACGAAGGGGGGCCCCCTAAATGCCTCCCGTCAGCCAACAGCAACGTAAAGCGATGTATGCGGCAAAAGAGGGCAAAAGCACTCTTGGCATCCCTAAAAAGGTGGGTGCTGAGTTTGTTGCCGCCGATAAAGGGGGAAAGTTGCCCAAAAGGGCAAAGAAGGGGAAAAGGAAATAAGGAGTAAGCCATGGGCTACCGCCAGATTGCTTCGCAAGATATCAGTGGGGTGTTCGGTTTAGGGGGCGCAGCCACTCTGGCGGAGTCCTATGGGGAAGATGCGGGAGGGGTCTGTAGGAAAACCACTGGATCTGATAGCAGTGCTAATACGGTCTATGGTAACTTTGCCGGCTCGGGGATTACGACGGGGACCTCGAACACCGCCGTCGGTTATGCTACATTAGGAGCTATAGGCAGCACAGTTGGTGCCACTGCAGTCGGGTGGAACGCACTCAACAATGCTACCGTTATCAGCGACGCCTTTGGCTACAAAGCAGGATATACCATCACCTCTAATCAGGCTAACGTGAGTATTGGCGCGTATTCGATGTCATCTGGGGTCGCGGCGGCGGGGACCGGAAACAACACTGCGGTCGGCTATTCAGCTATGATGTGGGCTGATGGTTCCGTGAATACCAACACCGCAGTGGGCGCGGCGGCACTGGTTGGTTCTGGCGGCACCCATATGACTGGCAACTCCAACGTTGCGGTCGGGTATCAGGCGGGAGCCCTTATCTCCTCAGGCGTCGGCAACGTGATAATTGGCACGAATGCTGAGCCCCAAAATCCTACTGATACTAAGAGTATTGTAATTGGTACCAGTGCCACCGGGTTCGGATCGAATAGTATTAGTATCGCTAATGTGATCGCGGCCACAGGTACGGGAACACCCTCCACCTCAGTAACCAGTACAGCGGGGGCGTTTAGTGCCGGCGGCGCGATGACCTCAAACACCCCAGCCGGTGGCGTTGGTTATGCTACCGGGGCGGGAGGCACGGTCACGCAGGGTACCTCCCGCACGACCGGTGTGACTATCAACAAAGTCACCGGCGCGATTACCTTGTTTGCGTTTGCTCCAGTGGTCGGCACCTTATATTCATTTACGGTGACCAATAGCTCCGTAGCAGCAACCGATTGTGTTGTTCTATCAGTAAAGTCTGCAACAAATAACTATTTGGCGTATGTTTCAGCAGTTGGCGCTGGTAGTTTTCAGGTAACAACGGTCTCCCAGAGCGGGGTGTCTAGTGATTCGCCAGTTATCAACTTCGCAGTTATCAAGGGTGTAACCTCATGATCCTCGATCAGGCGATTAAGGAAGTGCAACAAATCGCTGGGTGGCGATCGGATAAGGTGGCGGAGATCACCGCGGCGCTTCAGTATGCGCAAACGGAGAGGGAGAAACCCAATCGCACTTATCCATGGTTTTTGCGAAAGCAGAACGATCTCGCCATCGTTACAGTTGCGCAGCAAATGGCGTATCCGATTCCCTCGGATTATATTGAGGATACGGAGGAGCTGGATGGGAATCTATTTATCTATCTGCTAAGTAGTCCGGGTCCGGGGGCCGGCCCCACCGCGAGTATCCTAACCGGAGCAGATGGAGCGGTCCTCTACGGTGCGGATGGGGCGGTGCTCACAGATTCGGGAGGGGGCGCGATGCCCCCCAATATACCGGGGGTGCCCAACTCCCGCACCATCTTTTTAAAGAAGCAGAGTTTCCAGCACGCCCAAACGCGCTATTTTGGGGAATGGCCCTACGTTTATGCAAATACTGCCGGATTCCTATATGATACTAGTCAGAATTTGCCGCCCGGCGTGCCGCGTGAATATTATCTAGGTGATAGTTTTGTGCAACTTTATCCTCCCCCTGATGGGGTGTATTATATCTCCTGGCGCTATTGGGCGCAGGATGCCGCTCAGCAGATTGGGGTGGAGAATAAATGGTTGAAAAATGCCCCCTGGTTGCTGATTGGAGATGCGGCTACCAAAATTTGTATGGATCTCGGCAATCAGCAGGGGGCGCAGACCGCGATGGCCCTCAGCCAATCAGCGGCTACGAATCTATTCAACGCTACGATTAATCGTGGCGAGGCGGGCAAGCGGCGCTCGATGGGGAGCAGGCTATGAGTATTGAGGTCGCAACTTACATCAATGATCTTCAGGCGACCAATCCGCCGAGCACCGATCCGCGGAGTCAGGGGGATGATCATCTCCGGCTGATTAAGTCGGTGTTGCAGAACACCTTTGGTGGCGCCACAAGGCAGTGGCAGTTTCCCTCGTTTAGCAGCTTTAGTGTTACCACCACAATAACTAAGGCGATGGGGGAGAATGAATGTTTTGTAAACACGGGCGCCGGGGCCGTGACGCTTACACTTCCCACCCTCGCCGCAGCGGATGCTGGGTGGAGGATATTTTTCACAAAATATAGCACAGACACCAATCCGATCTTTGTTGTGAACCCGGGAGGGAATATTTATTCCGGCCCCTCTGTGGTGGCGAAGGCCCGCCGGTGCATCCCGGGGGTCCGGATTTCGGTATTCTGGACCGGCGCCACCTACGTCGTTAGTCGAGCGCTGGCTATCCCAATCGGATCATTAATCGACTATTATGGCAGCAGTTTGCCTGCTGGGTTTGAGTGGCCGAATGGGCAAACGTTATCCTCCGCGGTCAATTATCCAGAATACAATACAATCATGGGTAATCTGGCGACCCCGGATTTGAGGGGGTATGTGTGCGCGACCTTGGATAATCTTGGCGGAAGCAGTGCTGGTCGGTTGCCTTCTGGCATTATTACCCCGACATCTGTGGGCAATGTTGGAGGTGTGGATGCGGTGGTGTTGAATGTCAGCCAAATGCCAAGCCATTATCATGGCTGTACATTATCTGATCCGGGACATTCGCATGCGGTTACTGGCGGTTCAGTTATCGGCATCGGCTCCTATAACAACTTCGGTTCCGGCGTTGGCATAACAGCGCCGAATGGCGCTGCGACCCTCGGCATCTCCAGTAGTACCACCGGCGCTTTTATAACCAGTAGCACGAATGGAAACAATACTACCTATTCATCTGGAAATAGTTTGTCGCACTCCAATCTCCAACCTACAATCATGGTGGGCAAGCTTTTGGTGGTCGAATGATAACTTTGATCCCGATCCTTTTTAAGCTTCTCGTCCTCCATTCCCCGGACGGGCATGAGATCGATCTGAATAAGGGGGAGATAGTATCTATTCGGGAGCCCCAGGGCAACGAGGGCCACATGTCCTCGAAAGTGCATTGCGTAATAAATACGGTGGATGGGAAATTTACCCCAGTTCGGGAAACGTGTATGGAAGTGCTAGAAATGGCAAAATGAAGGGAGAATGGAAATGAGTAAAGAAGTTGCAGATCTTGTCGGGAGATTGAATGGGCAAACCATCGCGCTTGTGGGGATGTTGGAGAGGGTGACCCCTCCTGAGGGAGTAAGCAACCCCACACATGAGAGTGTAAGTGAGGCTAAAGCGGCCGCGCCGCCGTGGCGGGCGAGTAAGGAAGATTATGATCAGGTTAAGAAGCTCGTAGTGGCGGTCAAGGCGCTCTGTTCAGACCTTGAACATCACATAGACAAGGATGTGCCGCCGCCCCCTCTTCCGCAAGGACGGTCGGAGCCAACGCAGCACCCGGCACCAGCCCCGGAAGGCAAAGAAGCACCCAAGCAGTATAAAGGGAAGTAAGAGTGCCCGAAGTCCAGATCGACATAAACGACGTCGGCACACTCGGCGTGATTAGGGACATGCCTCCGTGGGAACTGCCCCCCGAGGCATGGACCCTAGCTGAGAATGTCCGATTTGAAGACGATAGCGTAGTGCAACTGTTGGGGTATAGTCCGGTATTCGGGACCCCCAGTGTTGCACCTTATTTCGCGCAGTTCGTGTCTGCACCCGGGCAGCCGTGGTGGTTGTATGCTGGTCTGAATAAGATCATTGCATATAATGGAGTCACCCATTTCGATGTAACCCGAACAACCGATGGGGCCACCTACAACGCTACCGGGGCCCCTCAGTGGAATGGGACCAATATTGGCGGAATCCCGGTCATTAATAATGGGGTGGATGTTCCGCAATATTGGTCCGCGTTTACCAGCACCACCCACATGGCTAATTTGGCCAATTGGCCCTCGACCCTGACTTGTAAAGTTATCCGGGTCCTCGGTCCGGTTATGCTCGCCCTTAATTTAACTGATTCGGGGGTCCTGAAACCCTATGACGTTAGGTGGTCTCATCCTGCTGACCCTGGTACTGTTCCTGTTTCTTGGGACATTACTGATCCTACTCACAACGCCGGACAGGTATCGTTGAGCGATGTTGATTCCGGCCAAATAGTTGACGGATTATCGCTTCAAGGGAGATTCTATGTATATAAGGAAAATAGTTGTTGGCGTTTTCGCAATGTTGGTGGTCAATTCATCTTTGATGAGGATGCATTCCTTGAGAATACCGGACTACTCGCCCCACGATGTGTTGCCATCACCGGAGATGGACAGAGGCATTTCTTTGTGGGTCAGGACAACATCTTCACCCATGATGGGAATAGTGCAAAACCCCTCTTAGATAAACATACGAGGCGATATCTATTTAATGCACTTGATGTTAGCAATTATGCTAATAGTTTTGTGTTTGTTAATTCGGCCCGCAGGGAAGGATGGTTCTGCTATCCATCTCTTGGCGCCGTTCAACCAAACCGGGCGATGATTGTTAATTATGACACCTTTGCGGTTACTGAGTGTGATGTGGATTGGCAGGCTGCCGCGATTGGGACGGTGAATACCACAGACTCGGAGACCTGGGCCTCCGTATCCGGGGCGTGGACCGCGGACACGGTACCATGGGATTCCAGCCAACGAAGGAAGATTGTGCTATGTAAGCCAACCGTGCCTTCGTTTGAACAGCTCGATCTTGGCATTACGAGGGACGGCACCGTCTTCACTGGACTTGTACAAAGAACTGGGCTTAGTATGGTGGGACGGAATCGCCGGTCCGGCGAATGGATTGTGGATTACGAGACCAGAAAGATGTGCCATCGGATCTGGCCAAAGATGTCTGGGTCCCCCGTTAATATCCGGCTCGGGGGTCAGGATGTGGTCGGAGGGCCGGTGAGATGGAGTAGCCTAACCCCCTTCGATCCAAGCACCCAAAAGTGGTGTGATGTGTTCGCCGAAGGCGCAGCGATCTGTGTTGAGATTTCTGGTCAAAATGGGTGGAAGCTAGACGGATACAAGCTTGATCTGGTAACACTTGGCAGGTTCTGATGCCGTTTAAGGTAAAGAAACCAACTCCGATCAATACGGATTCCCTAGGAGGTTTAGGGAAGAGTGTAATTGATTTATCAAAATGGGCGGAAGATGAATTGAATGAAGTGGCGAGCACACTTCAGGGAACTGAACCCGAATATATATGGAATAAGGTGCCCCCCAAACCGAGGCGAGGGACTATTGCCTACGCGGATGGGACCCATTGGAATCCCGGTTCCGGGGAAGGTCCCTATTTCTTCAACGGAACGGTGTGGACCAAGATGTTCTAGGAGGGCCCGCTATGCTTGAGGTGGTAATGGATAGGGATAGTTCGGTCCAGAAATCAGTGTTTCTGATGAGCAAACAGCAAATCGATGAGCATTGGCCGAATATCCAAGCGCTGATGGGGACCTGTCCCGGATATTATGATTTCTACACCCCCGAATGGACCTACGCGGCCGCGCAAAGGGGGGATCTGCAACTCTGGGCCCTCAGCGATGATATGATTCGGGGGATTGTGGTCACTCAGATCATGGTGTTTCCGGCTCAGAAGGTGTTTGAGATCCTCGGGGTCGCCGGGATGGATATGTTGAACTTCTTCGACGAAATGGAGAAAGTGTTCGAATACATCGCCGCGGATGCGGGGTGCAAGACTGTCATGGCACGGTGCAGGCCGGGGCTGGAGCGATTGCTTCGCAAAAAGCATGTGTTGAAATACGCAGTCTGGCTTTATCGGCCAGTTGAGCCAATACGGAGGCAGTAATGGGCGGCGGGACGCAGCAATCACAAACCCAGACCACGCAGCAGCTAACTCCCGAACAAACGGAGTTGATGAAGGCCGCAACCGGCAACTATATGCAATTCGCGGGATCAAATCCGACGATGCCTACGGGGGCTCAGGCGGTCGCTGGCTTCAATCCCAATCAGGTCGCGGGACAGAATGCGGTGATTGGCTCCACGGGGAATATGGGAAACACCGTTGGCACTGCCGCGAATACAAATCAATATTTGAGTTCGGGGGCATTTCTTGATCCTGGAAGTAACCCTTACGTCCAGAATGCCGTCAAAGCAGCAACCGATCCGATTTATAGGCAGTTGCAGACAAGCGTCCTCCCACAGATCGGGGGCTCGGCAGCCACGGGCGCGGGGCAGAATTTCGGCGGAAGCAGACAGGGTATCGCGGAAGGTCTCGCTACCGAGGGGGCAGAGCGCGCCGCGGGGCAAACTGCGGCTGGGATTGAGAGCACTGCCCTTGGTCAAGGCCTCCAAGCTACCGGCCAAGCGGTGGCGCAGGCGCCGACTACGGCGAGCAGTCTAGCGATTCCGGGTGCTACTCAGGAAGCTGTGGGTCAACAGCAGCAGAGTCAGGAGCAGAACGTACTCAATGCCAATAATCAGGCGGATTGGTTCCAGCAAATGCTGCCTATGTTGAAAGCTCAGACGCTGGCCCAAGGGGCTGCCGGTCTCCCAGGAGGTGGCACTACCGCCACTGGGACCGCGACAACGACCCCGAGCATGTTTAGCGATATCCTTGGTGGAGCTAGCGCCCTCGGCGGCTTGATGGGTGGAGTGGGAGCACTTGGCGGAAGTGGTGGTTTGGCAGCTTTGCTCCCCCTTCTATAGGAGGCAATTATGGCTGATTTTGATTCAGATTTCGGGGCGTTTGACCCTAATCCTCCGGGGACCGTGACTCCGATGGGGGGAATTAGTAATGATAATCCTCTGATTGATTGGGGGAGTAACCTCAAGCCTCAGGATGCTTTCCAATATGTTCACGATCCCGATGGGTTTATTAAAAATCGGGTTGCGGAGGGCAAGCCCCCTCCCGATTTCGACCATGTGGCGGGGCCGACGGGATTGCAAGCGGTGAATCGGCAGACCGGGCAGCCGATTACGAGAGGGGGGCTTCCCTCAATCATTACCGGGGATTCCCTTAGTCCTCCGGGCGGCGTGCTAGGGCAGGCAACGGCGTTTGCTCCGGGAGACCCGCCCCCGCCGAGGCCGGAGGACAACGTTTCGGATAAGTATAAGTATAAGCCGCCTGCAGCTCCGGCTCCAGCTCCCGCTCCGGCGCCAGATTCCGGGGGGCCGTTTGGAGTTGGCGAGTCTAAGGGTCCTCTTGCTCCGGTAGTAAAGAACTTCCCTAGAGATCCTGCAGAGGCGAAGAAGAGGCTTCAAGAACCTTTTTCAAAAATTGGGGGTGGCGTTGGGCCGAAGCCTGCGGAAGCTATGTCAGCGGAGGAGGAAGAGAAACTTGGGGTCCCCAAAGACAAGGCTGGCTACCATCCAGCTCCACCTCTTCCCGCCCCAGTCACGGTTGGTCCGCGGCCTGGGGAGGTGCCTAAAGAGGCTCCGGAAGGGGATGCCCTTAATCCTAAGACCCCAGAGACTCCAGATAAGAAAAAAGAGGAGGACCGACTAAGCTTTTTAGCTAAGTCCCTTCAAGGGGTCAAGATGCCGGAGGCGCCGAAGGTGCAATTTCCAGGTACTCCCAGCGCCCCTCATCCAACGGCGATTAGTCCCACTGCCGCAAACCTGCTTGGCCTAATCGGCCAACAGCATCCGGCGTTGCAAACTGCTTCTCTGATGAGGTTACTCGGGAGGGCCTACTAATGGCACAGAATATTCAGGAAGAACCAGACAACGATGCATCATTGCCTGCGGGCCCACAGGGGCAAAGTTCGGATGCCAGTGATTCGGGGGCGCTAAAAAAGATGTGGGATTCTTGGACCTCCCATCCAGAGAACAATGCTGCCCTGATCAATTTCGGCCTCCAAATGATGCAGCCTCGGGGGATGGGTCAGAGTGCGATGGGCCACTTTGGGCAGGCAATCGGGGCCGGTGCGGAGGGAATGCAACGTAATGTGGCCGCGCAAGAGGAACGGGAGAAATACGAGGAGGCTGAGGCGCTCAAAGAACGGGAGGAATCCCGCAAGGAGCAGGAGACCCAATTTTACGGGCAGGCGGTCGCAAATAAGGGGATGCGGAAGCTATCTCCGATCGAGATGAGTGTACTCGGACAGAAAGCATACAATACCTGGGCAGGTAAGGCACCGGATATTATTGCTGGAGATAATATTGTTAATATGATGAATCAGCGGCATCCCGAATTGGGGGGAAAGCTCACTAAAGCGCAAATTATGGCGAACCCTAATCTCTCTCGGGAAGTGCTCCAATACATGACACCAAAAGGGGATCAATATACTGGGGGGATATTGGGTTCTGGAACCACGATGGATTCCGGGGATTCCGGTGGTGTTGGAAGTGCTCAGGACGCTCTCATATGGGCAAAGTCCCATCCGGAGAACCCGAAGGCAAAGGCTATTTTGGAACGTCTAGGTATGGGTGGTGGTGGTGAGTGATTTTGACCCTGATGCTTGGTTAGCAGCGAATCCTCCAGCGGGATCAGCGGCCCCTCCCGATGATACGGGGGGCCCGAAACCATTCGACCCTGATGCTTGGTTGGCGCAGACTGCGCCGCCGAACCCTGCTGGCAAGCAGCCAGAGCAAGCGCCTGAGCAAACTCCAACTCGTACAAGTGAAGAGGATGATACTCCCGGAATCGTTGAAACTCTGCGCAAGTCTTACGCGCGCGGGGTCGCTAAGCAGATGGTTAATGAGGCCTCAGGTCTCCAGGTATTCACTGGTCAGAAAACGCTTGACGATTTTGCGCAAGAGGCCCTCCGGACCCCCGAGCAGAAAGACGCAATTGACCGCCTTAACGATAAAAGTCTCGCGGAAGGGTGGACCAGTGTTCCGTGGTGGATGCAGAAGCTCGGTAGCAACGTGGGAGCAATGACTCCCGGGCTTGGGTATGCACTCGGAGCGGGGGCGGCTACGGCAGCAATTCCGGGCGTTGGGCCTGCTATCTCCCCGGTGGCAGGTGTCGCAGCGTTTGCTGGTGAAGCCGCCCTTTCTAATATTGTGCCCTCATACGTACAGGCTAAAAAAGAGGGCCTCTCCGACGAGCTGGCGCTTCGACGGGCACTTACTGATTCTGGGACCGCCGCCGCGTTTGCTACCGCGATGGGGTTCGCGGGCAAGTTACCCTTGACTAAATTGATGCCTATTCTAGAAAAAGGCCCTCGCGAAGCGATGGTCCAAATGGGGATTATTCAACCATCTCTGATGGCGGGACAAGATATTGCTACTAGTGAACTTCAAGGCAAAGGTATGCCGGGGGCCGGAGATATTGCTACCGATATGATTATTGGTTCTGCAATCGGAATTGGGGTGCATAACGTATATAAGGGGGTGGATAAGATTGCGGAGATGCGGAGGGAGGCCGCGGAACAGCGTAAGGCGGGCCTTGCTTCCGAGCAAACCATGACCCAAGCAGCGGAGGGTCAAGCGGCGCGGGGGATTAGATTCCAGAACTTGGGAAAAAGGGTCGAGCCGGCGGTCCCCGGTCTTCCTATCCAGCAGCAGGAGGAGGGAGGGGCCCCCGAGCCCAGCTATGATCGAGATCCGGTTACAAATGAACCACACCCCCAATGGTATAGTCAGGTTGGTCGGGTGATTGATGAGAAGATGCCTGCTAACGCTTCAATTGATCAGGTTTGGGGAATCTTGAGAAACAGTCATCTTCCGCAGGAAGTGCTGGATCGATCTTTTGTTCCCCAATGGTTGGAGGACCAAAATGGGGGTCCGGTAAATAAGAAGGAACTGCTTGCCCACATTGAGGCTAACGCTATTCAGATTAAGGATTTCGAGACCGGGGGGCGGATAGACGATCTTCGGAGCATGTATGAGAGTGCTTGGGAGGAATTGAGAAACAAACCCCGCGCGCAGTGGACTCCGGAAGAGATCGACCGTGTACAGGGGCTCTACGAGGATTTTAAGGCTGCGAAGGCTTCGGGGATACAAGCTTTAGAGCACGATCAACCGTATTATTGGCTCCCGGGTCCCCAAGTGGGGCGGAGGGAGCTGGTTATGTACATGGAGAGCCCGATTGATATTCGGGCCCGCCAATTGGGGGAAGCCGCACTCGGGGCCCAAGGATATGAGGCGCTTGGCAAGCGGCGCGCAGGTTCTGGGGAGGGAAAAGATATATATTACAAGCAGGCAGTAGCTGAGTATGGGGATAAAGAGGTACCATATGTAACTCGGGATTTCCCCCATTGGGGCGAATTGCCGAACCCCATCGCGCACCAGCGGTTTGAGGTCCGCCGAGGCCCCACGGGACAGGAAACTCTAGTCAATATTGAGAATCAGAGTTTGCATCAGGAGGCGAGAAAAGAAGGCTATATTGGGGAAAAAAGCCGACCGGAGATGGAGATATTAAATGAGCTATCTCCCGCGGCTGAGTTGGCGCGCACAATTAGAGCAAAGTACGTGCCTCAGGATAAGCGTTCATTTTTGCTACAACAGACAGCTTGGAACGATCTTCCACTAAACACAGATGAGAAGCAGGCAATTCAAAGATACCAGACCCTTTTTAATGAACATAGAAAGTCCAAAATCAGCGATGAAGAGCGGGTGGTATCGCTAGATCTGCCATTCAAGTCGGATTGGCAGGAGTTGGCGGTTAAGCGGGCCCTCCGTTATGCTGTAGATAATGGGTTCCCCGAAATCGGCTTTATTAACGGAGATATGGCAGGGCTGCGCCTTGGTACCAGGCAACAGCTTGACGGGGCGCGGGCCAGTTATGCCAACACATGGAAGATTGCCAAAAAGTGGGCGAAGACCCTGGGAATGGAAACGGAGGTCCGCAAATTCGCCGATGTAACGCCTGAAACGCAGTTGCAGAACTACGAGGCTAGCGGTCTCGGAAACAATATGACGAAAGCTTTTGAGAATATGAAGTTAATTGGCAAGGATGCCAAGCCATTCAATAATAATGTGTTGGTTCTGAAACTAAATTCCAATGCAAGCGAAACAATTCGCAAAGGGATGCCGTATGATAAGGATCTCGATGCGAAGGCGCCCCGTGTTGCGGGGGGCCGCACGCTCAGCGATATGATGAAGCTCAATCCAAATGCGCAGCATTTGGTTAAAGCGGCGAATAAAATTGATAAAACGATAAATCAGATTGGGAGTGAACTTGGCCTTACTCGAGCGGTTGAGTTTCGGGCCCGCCCCATGCCAGATCAGGATTGGCGGGGGCGGATGCTTCCGGATGTCAATCCCGCGACTGGCAATTATGTGGTCGAGGTAAATCTTAGCCGAATCTTTAATGAAACCGATCTTTATGCCTCGATGTCGCATGAATTTGGCCATGTAATCGAGGCAGACAAGATGAAAACTGCCAGCGCGGCGGAGAAGGCCTCAATTTACAAGGCATATAATGATTATATAGCTCAGATCGATCCGAACACCGCAATGGTCGGTGCGGTGAGAAGGATGAGGGATAACTGGGTCAGCCTCAAGTCGGGGGCCCGGGCCTCCCATGACGGCCTACGAGTTAGTGATCTTACTCAGAAATCGCAAGATTATTTTCTTGGTCAACAGGAGTGGTTTGCGGAACAAGTCGCCAAATGGATGACTACGGATGCCAAACCGCTTGGGGTGGTCGATAGCTTCTTCAAACGGATCGGGAATGCGCTTCGCAAAATGTTTACTGTGTTCAGTAAGGCTCATCCGGGAATTGGGACCCCCGATCAGGCGGTGGCGGATTTCCTGAATCGGCGCTGGTCCTCCCGACCGGATTTCCTGGAGCCGCTCCAAGAACAGCATGATATGGATACGCAGAAGGCGGCGAAGGCCGCATTCGATCGCGAGGGGGCCCCCGAAACCAAAGCTGTGCCCCAAGAGGCTAGTTCTAACGGGGGCCGGTCGATATTCAAAGCGCTCGGCTTGAGCAATAAAGGTGGGGATGCGATGGCCTCTCACGGGGACCGGATGAACAGATTCTTTAAGCTGTTCCTTGGTCTTCCTCAGATTCAGCAGCTTAATAAGGGGATTCCCGAGCTTGCCTATTATACCGACGATCATCGTATGGCGAATACGATGAAAAACGAAATTATGGCCGCTACCCAAAGAAGGATGCAGCAGTGGTCCTCTATTCGAGATAAGAAGCAACAAACCCAACTCACCGGGTTTATTGACGAGTATGCGAATGGACGAATTGAAAAGGATATCCAGGATGGCCAATTTCGGCGGCCCACCCCGGCAGAATTTACTCGTGCGGTGAAAAAGTGGGGCCTCACGGATCAGAGCGTCCGTCTATTCGATGGGGTCCGGCAGGATTTTGATATGTTTCTGGAGCGCTACCGGGCGGTCCTTACTAAAGATGCGCAGAAGATCAAAGACCCTATCCGTCGGCAAAATTCCTTAACAAATATCAATAATAGGATTGATAAGTATCTCGAACGGCCCTTCATGCCACTCACGCGGTTTGGGAAATATACCATTACCGTATATGATGAGAATCATAATATTAAGCATTTCGAGCAAACCAACAGCTTGAGGCAACAGAAGAAGATCTATGAAGCCCTCAATAAGCATGTGGATCGGCTTCCAAACGACACCGTCCTTATGGGTGAGGTGCCAAAAGCTGCCACCCCATTTTTGGGAATGCCCCCCGGGATGATTGATCTTCTAGCAGAGAAGTTGAATTTGAGTGATGACCAAAGAGCAATGGTTGACCAACTCCGCTTTGATTATGCGCCTGGGCACAGCTTCAAGCACCAGTTTAGCGAGGCCGATAAAGTCCCCGGTTATAGCACGGATTTCTTGCGAAACTATGCTAATTTCTTCTTCCACGGAGCCAACCACTTGGCCCGCGTTAGCTTCGGTGATCATATGCGAGATATGATTGCCGGGCTGCGGGATAAGAAGGTGCGGCTAACCCGGGCGGGGAATCCGACGGGGGCCAACAAGCTCGACCAGATCGTGAACTATATGGATGAGCATTACGCCGCGTGGGTTGATCCGAAGTCGGATTGGGCGACCATGCGGGGGCTGATGTTCCATTGGTATTTGGGCTTCAATCCGGCGACCGCCCTCAATAACCTAACCCAAACCCCACTGATGACCTATCCGTTCCTGGCAAGCAAGTTTGGGGATGTGAAAACAATTTCCGCACTTGCGAAAGCTAATACGGATTTACAGAACTTTTACAAGAAAGGAACCCTCGTTGATCGAGCCCCAAAACCTGGAGAGCCAAATACTCCTGCTAACTTTATTAGCCGTGCTCTTAGCGAAGCTGTTACTCAGGGGACCATAAGCGAGACGCAGGCACATCAGGTGGCTGCGGTGGCGGAGGATCGGAATCTACTCCGGCACTTTGGTAAGAAAGGGGAAGCAGCCTGGTTGAAATTTCAGGAGGCCTCCGCTTGGATGTTTGAGGCTTCGGAGCAATATAATCGCCGGATCGCTTTCAGGTC